GTTTCCCAGTCACGATCAGGACCACCACCTAAATCAGGACCACAACCGCAGGGGGTTGAATATAACTATAATACTGTTAAAACAATAAAATTGGAGAACGCAAATGGCAATAGACAAAACTCTACCAAACGTAGAGCAAGAAATAACAATTCCATCTGAAGAAGAACAACTTGTTGAACAAGTTGAAGAGCAACAAGAAGTTGCAGAAAATCCTCTTGTAGATGTGCAAGAAAATGAAGATGGATCCGTTGATATTAGTTACGATCCAGCAACGGCTTCAATTGAAGGCGGAGAAAATCATTATTCAAATTTAGCAGAACATCTTCCAGATGATATTTTAGGAACACTTGGTTCCCAACTTTATGGAAATTACACAGATTACAAATCATCAAGAAAAGATTGGGAGAAAAGTTATCGTGAAGGATTAGATTTATTAGGATTTAAATATGACAATCGCACAGAACCTTTCTCAGGTGCGTCAGGTGCAACTCACCCTGTATTAGCAGAAGCCGTGACTCAGTTTCAAGCTTTGGCGTACAAAGAATTACTACCATCCAACGGACCTGTTCGAACACAAATTCTTGGTATACCAACACCAGATAAAGAACAACAATCAACTCGTGTAAAAGATTTTATGAATTATCAAATCATGGATCAGATGAAAGAGTATGAACCTGAGTTTGATCAAATGCTTTTTTATTTACCTTTAAGTGGTTCAACATTTAAAAAAGTTTACTACGATGAAGTTGAAGGAAGAGCGGTATCAAAGTTTGTACCCGCAGACGATCTAATTGTACCGTACACAGCAACCAGTTTAGATGATGCAGAGGCTATTATTCATCGAATTAGAATTTCAGAAAATGAACTAAGAAAACAACAAGTTGCAGGATTTTATAGAGACATAGATTTAAAACCAGGACAGCTTCGAGAAGACGAACTACAACAAAAAGAGAATGAACTTGATGGTCGAACAAAATCATCAAGAGATGACGACGTGTTCACTCTTTTAGAATATCACATTAATTTAGATTTAGAAGGTTTTGAAGATGTTGACACCGATGGTGAACCAACAGGAATTAAACTTCCGTACATTGTGACCATTGAAGAAAACTCAAGAGAAATTTTATCTATTAAAAGAAACTATGAGATAGGTGATCAAAAGAAAAATAAAATACAATACTTTGTGCATTTTAAATTTTTACCAGGTCTTGGTTTTTATGGTTTTGGTTTAATCCACATGATCGGTGGACTATCAAGAACAGCAACTGCTGCCTTACGACAACTTCTAGACGCAGGAACATTATCAAATTTACCTGCAGGTTTTAAACAACGAGGAATCAGAATTAGAGATGACGCACAGTCAATTCAACCAGGTGAATTTAGAGACGTTGATGCACCTGGTGGAAATATTCGTGATGCATTTATGATGTTACCATTTAAAGAACCATCACAAACTCTCTTAAATTTATTGGGTGTCGTTGTAAACGCAGGTCAACGCTTTGCATCTATAGCGGACTTGCAGATAGGTGATGGGAATCAAAGCGCTGCAGTGGGAACGACAGTTGCGCTCTTAGAAAGAGGAAGCAGAACCATGTCCGCAATTCATAAAAGAATTTATGCAGCACTTAAAAATGAATTTAGATTACTAGCTAGAGTTTTCAAACTTTATCTACCACAAGAATACCCCTATGATGTGGTAGGCGGTCAAAGAATGATTAAACAAACAGACTTTGATGATAGAGTCGACATCTTGCCAGTTGCTGATCCGAACATTTTTTCACAAACACAGCGTATCTCCCTTGCGCAAACGGAACTTCAACTGGCATCATCGAATCCACAAATTCACAATCAGTATGAAGTTTACAGAAATATGTATGAAGCATTGGGTGTAAAGGACATTGATAAAATACTTATTCGACCACAATCCCCTGTACCAAAGGACCCTGCGTTAGAGCACATTGATGCTCTTGCAGGGAGACCATTCCAGGCATTTCCTGGTCAAGACCATAGAGCCCATATTACTGCTCATTTAAATTTTATGGCAACAAACATTGCAAAAAATAATCCAATGGTTACAGCAAGTTTAGAAAAAAATATTTTTGAACACATTTCATTAATGGCTCAAGAACAAACTGAAATTGAGTTCAGAGATGAAATGCTACAACTTACACAAATGCAACAAGCCGCACAAGCTAATCCACAAATAGCACAACAAACACAGATTCAAATTAGGATGTTGTCTGAAAAGATGGAATCTAGAAAAGCTGTGTTGATTGCTGAGATGATGGAAGAGTTTTTACAACAAGAAAAGAAAATTAGTGGTGATTTTGGTAATGATCCAGTTGCAAAACTAAGAGCCAGAGAATTAGATCTTAGAGCAATGGAAAATGCAAGAAAAGAAAAAGAAGGTGAAGATAGAATGAGTCTTGATCGTATGAGAACGATGATGAACCAAGAAAATCAAGACGAAAAATTAGAACAAAACGAAGAATTAGCAAAACTAAGAGCTAATACGTCGATTGAAAAGACTATTTTATCTAAAACATTGCCAAAAGCAGACGATATGATGGGTAATGTTGCAATTATTAGAGGAAAAAATGACTCAAACTAAAAAACAAGACCAAAAAATTGCAAAAGTGATGAGAGAGTTTAAAAAAAAGAAGCTTTCTATTGGAAAATCTGATAAAAAAGTTAAAAATAGAAAACAAGCGATCGCTATTGCTTTGCGAGAAGCAGGCGTAAAACAAAAAAGGAGTAAAAATGGAAAAACTAAATAAAATTAAAGAAGCAAAAGTTGGTGAACAAGAGATCCAGATCGATCCACGTTCAAAAACAACTTACAACGCTGCTTATAATCAAATTGCTACTGGTGGACCTGAGTTAGAAGTCCAAGGACAAGGTTCAGTGCTTCCAGAAAAAAGAAGAAAATCAAAAGCATTTTAATTATGTGGTTATCGGCAATAAAATTAGCGGTTTCTGCTGGCAGTAAAATTTATGCCAACAAGCAGCGAACAAAAATGGCAATGTCGGATGCACAGCTTATGCACGCACAAAAAATGGCCCAAGGTCAGGAAGCTTACCAAGGAAAACTTTTAGAAGCTAGACAATCGGACTGGAAAGACGAGGCAGTTTTGGTAATTTTAAGTTTGCCCGTCGCAATTTTGGCTTGGGCAGTCGTATCGGATGACCCAACCGCAATGGATAAAGTAAAATTGTTTTTTAAAATGTTCTCAGAGCTCCCGTCATGGTTCACAAACTTATGGATCCTTGTAGTGGCGTCGATTTATGGTATAAAGGGAACACAAATATTTAGAGGAGGGAAAAAATAATGGCAAACCCAAGATACAATCAACAAGTAACAAATAGACGTGGCGCTATGAATGGCGGACGTATGAAAAAAATGGGTGGAGGCATGATGATGAAAAAAAGAAGCATGCTAAAAGATGGTACAAAACCCATGAAAAAAAATAACAAAGCTAGTAAATTCGGTATGTTATCTGTAAAAGCAGGCATAGATAAAAATCCTAAGCCAACGCAAGCAGACAGAATTGCTGGTGCTAAAATGAAAAAGAAAAATGCTTAAAAAAATTAAAAATAAAATTTGCGAAATCGTTTGCAAGCTATTTGGTATTACACCGTGCGTTTGTGATCACGATTGTGAGTGCAAAGATAAAGCGAGCAAACAATAATGACTAAACTTTGTCCAAGAGGTAAGGCCGCAGCGAAGAGAAAATTTTCTGTGTACCCCTCAGCATATGCGAACGCCTACGCCAGCAAAATTTGTGCAGGTAAAATTAAAGATCCCTCAGGTGTAAAGAGAAAAGATTTTAAAGGACGTAAAAAAGCGGCAGCCGGTGGACTAATGGAAGCCACTGAGAGATTAAGAAGACAGGGATTAAAAAGGGGAGGCATTGCAAAAGGATGTGGTAAAGCTGTGATGTCGAATAGAAGAAAAGTAACAAAGGTTTTTTAGAACCATGGCTAAAAACGGTCTTGATAAATGGTTCAAACAAAAATGGGTTGATATTGGCTCAAAGAAAAAAGATGGATCTTTTTCTAAATGTGGAAGATCAAAACAAAAAGCAGACGCAAAACGTAAGTATCCAAAATGCGTCCCACTTGCAAAAGCAAGAAGCATGTCAGAAGGACAAAGACGTTCCGCTGTAAAAAGAAAGAGAGCAGTAGCTCAAGG